ACTTAAGTACCTTATCTATCTACAGATAGAAAAGTTGCTTTTTAGACTTTGTGTCTACTTTTCTCAACTAAACGAAATTTTTGCTATGGCCGGCATCTTTGATGCTGGAGTCGTAGTGTAATTGAAATTTCATTTGGGTTGCAACAGTTTGGAAGCAAGTGCTGTGTGTCCTAGTCTAAGGGTTTCGTGTTCCGTCACGAGATTCCATTCTACAAACGCCTTACTCGAGGTTCCGTCTCGTGTTTGTGTGGAAGCAAAGTTCTGTCTTTGTGGAAACCAGTAACTGTTCCTAATGGCCTGCAACCGTGTGACACTTGCCGTAGCAAGTGATTCTGAAATTTCTGCAAATGGCTGTTCTACTATTGCGCAAGCCGTCCGCCGTTATAGCGAGGCCGCTAGCAATGGTTTTAGGGCATGCCGATTTGTTTCATTAGATTTGCAGGATTGCATCGTTGGCATTGCAGACGATACATATGTTATGGGTCTGCATGGCAATCAGACGTTGTTTTGCAACATAATGAAATTTTCTGACCGTCCTTTTATGCTTCATGGGTGGTTGGTTTTTTCCAATTCAAATTACCTTTTGGAGGAATTTGATGTTGTCTTCGGTAAGAGAGGTGGTGGTAATGTGACATACACTGACCAGTATCTCTGTGGCGCCGATGGCAAACCTGTTATGAGTGAAGATTTATGGCAGTTTGTTGACCATTTCGGTGAGAACGAAGAAATTATCATCAATGGTCATACTTACGTTTGTGCTTGGCTTACTAAGCGTAAGCCCTTAGATTACAAACGTCAGAACAACCTTGCCATTGAAGAGATTGAATATGTGCATGGTGATGCTTTGCATACACTACGCAATGGTTCTGTTCTTGAAATGGCTAAGGAAGTGAAGACATCTAGTAAAGTTGTGTTAAGCGATGCTCTTGACAAACTTTACAAAGTCTTTGGTTCTCCTGTTATGACAAATGGTTCCAACATCCTAGAGGCCTTTACTAAACCTGTGTTTATTAGTGCATTAGTTCAATGTACTTGTGGTACCAAGTCTTGGTCTGTTGGTGATTGGACCGGTTTTAAATCCTCTTGTTGCAACGTGATCAGTAATAAACTGTGTGTTGTTCCCGGTAATGTTAAACCTGGTGATGCTGTGATTACCACTCAGCAAGCTGGTGCTGGTATTAAGTATTTTTGTGGCATGACTCTTAAGTTTGTTGCAAATATTGAAGGTGTCTCTGTTTGGAGAGTGATTGCTCTTCAGAGTGTGGATTGCTTTGTTGCTTCTTCCACTTTTGTAGAAGAGGAACATGTTAATAGAATGGATACATTCTGCTTCAATGTACGCAATAGTGTTACTGATGAGTGTCGTCTGGCCATGTTGGGTGCTGAAATGACTAGTAATGTCAGAAGACAAGTTGCTTCAGGTGTCATAGACATTAGTACCGGTTGGTTTGATGTTTATGATGACATCTTTGCTGAAAGCAAACCATGGTTTGTTCGCAAGGCTGAAGACATTTTTGGCCCTTGTTGGTCCGCTCTTGCTTCTGCACTTAAACAACTTAAAGTCACTACAGGTGAACTTGTGAGATTTGTTAAGTCTATTTGCAATTCAGCTGTTGCTGTCGTGGGTGGTACTATACAAATTCTCGCTAGTGTGCCTGAGAAGTTTTTGAATGCGTTTGACGTGTTTGTCACAGCTATTCAAACTGTCTTTGACTGTGCTGTTGAAACTTGTACTATTGCCGGTAAAGCATTTGACAAGGTTTTTGACTATGTTTTGCTTGATAATGCGCTTGTAAAACTTGTCACCACAAAGCTTAAGGGTGTTCGTGAACGTGGCCTTAATAAAGTTAAGTATGCAACAGTTGTTGTTGGTTCCACTGAAGAAGTTAAATCTTCACGTGTTGAACGTAGCACTGCTGTACTTACAATCGCCAACAATTATTCCAAACTTTTTGATGAAGGGTATACTGTTGTAATTGGCGATGTGGCGTACTTTGTTAGTGACGGCTACTTCCGTCTTATGGCCAGTCCAAATAGTGTGTTGACTACTGCAGTCTATAAACCATTGTTTGCTTTTAATGTGAATGTTATGGGTACTAGACCTGAAAAATTTCCAACCACTGTGACTTGTGAAAATTTAGAGTCTGCTGTTTTGTTTGTTAATGACAAAATTACTGAATTCCAATTGGATTACAGTATTGATGTCATTGATAATGAAATAATTGTCAAACCTAATATCAGCCTATGTGTTCCACTTTATGTGAGAGACTATGTTGACAAATGGGATGATTTTTGCAGACAATATAGTAACGAGTCTTGGTTTGAGGATGATTACAGGGCTTTTATCAGTGTTTTGGACATCACTGATGCTGCTGTGAAAGCTGCAGAGTCTAAAGCTTTCGTTGATACTATTGTTCCACCTTGCCCATCTATTTTGAAAGTTATAGATGGAGGCAAAATATGGAATGGTGTTATTAAAAATGTTAACTCTGTTAGAGACTGGCTTAAGTCTTTGAAGTTAAATCTCACACAACAGGGTTTGCTTGGAACATGTGCAAAGCGTTTTAAACGTTGGCTTGGCATTTTGCTAGAGGCCTATAATGCGTTTTTAGACACTGTGGTTTCTACTGTTAAAATTGGTGGCTTGACCTTTAAAACATATGCTTTTGATAAACCTTACATTGTGATACGTGATATCGTGTGTAAGGTTGAAAATAAAACAGAAGCAGAATGGATTGAGCTTTTTCCACATAATGACAGGATTAAGTCTTTTAGTACTTTCGAGAGTGCTTACATGCCAATTGCAGACCCTACACATTTTGACATTGAAGAAGTTGAACTTTTAGATGCAGAGTTTGTAGAACCAGGCTGTGGTGGTATTTTGGCAGTAATAGATGAGCACGTCTTTTATAAGAAGGATGGTGTTTATTATCCATCAAATGGTACTAACATTCTACCTGTTGCATTTACAAAAGCCGCTGGTGGTAAAGTTTCATTTTCTGATGACGTTGAAGTAAAAGACATTGAACCTGTTTACAGAGTCAAGCTTTGCTTTGAGTTTGAAGATGAAAAACTTGTAGATGTTTGTGAAAAGGCAATTGGCAAGAAAATTAAACATGAAGGTGACTGGGATAGCTTTTGTAAGACTATTCAATCAGCACTTTCTGTTGTTTCTTGCTATGTAAATCTACCTACTTATTACATTTATGATGAAGAAGGCGGTAATGACTTGAGTTTGCCCGTTATGATTTCTGAATGGCCTCTTTCTGTTCAACAAGCTCAACAAGAAGCTACTTTACCTGATATTGCTGAGGATGTTGTTGACCAAGTTGAAGAAGTCAATAGCATTTTTGACATTGAGACAGTGGATGTTAAACATGATGTGAGTCCTTTTGAAATGCCATTTGAAGAGTTAAATGGTTTAAAGATACTCAAACAATTGGATAACAACTGCTGGGTTAACTCAGTTATGTTACAAATACAATTAACTGGTATACTTGATGGTGACTATGCTATGCAGTTTTTTAAAATGGGCCGAGTTGCCAAGATGATTGAACGCTGCTACACTGCTGAGCAATGTATACGTGGTGCTATGGGTGATGTTGGTTTGTGTATGTATAGACTGCTTAAAGACTTACACACTGGTTTTATGGTTATGGATTATAAATGTAGTTGTACCAGTGGTAGGCTTGAAGAATCGGGAGCTGTTTTGTTTTGTACGCCCACTAAGAAGGCGTTTCCTTATGGTACTTGTCTAAATTGTAACGCACCTCGCATGTGTACAATTAGGCAGTTACAAGGTACCATAATATTTGTGCAACAAAAACCAGAACCTGTTAATCCTGTTTCTTTTGTTGTTAAACCAGTCTGCTCATCAATTTTTCGTGGTGCTGTGTCTTGTGGTCATTACCAGACTAACATCTATTCACAAAATTTGTGTGTGGATGGTTTTGGTGTTAACAAGATTCAGCCCTGGACAAATGATGCACTTAATACTATTTGTATTAAGGATGCAGATTATAATGCAAAAGTTGAAATATCTGTTACACCAATTAAAAATACAGTTGATACAACACCTAAGGAAGAATTTGTTGTTAAAGAGAAGTTGAACGCCTTCCTCGTTCATGACAATGTAGCTTTCTACCAAGGTGATGTTGATACTGTTGTTAATGGTGTTGACTTTGACTTTATTGTAAATGCTGCTAATGAGAACCTTGCTCATGGTGGAGGACTTGCCAAAGCTTTAGATGTGTACACTAAAGGTAAACTTCAACGTTTATCTAAAGAACACATTGGATTAGCGGGTAAAGTAAAAGTTGGTACAGGAGTTATGGTTGAGTGTGATAGCCTTAGAATTTTTAATGTTGTTGGTCCACGCAAGGGTAAACATGAACGTGATTTACTCATAAAAGCTTACAACACTATTAATAATGAACAAGGCACACCTTTAACACCAATTTTGAGCTGTGGTATTTTTGGTATCAAACTCGAAACTTCATTAGAAGTTTTGCTTGATGTTTGTAATACAAAAGAAGTTAAAGTTTTTGTTTATACAGACACAGAGGTTTGTAAGGTTAAGGATTTTGTGTCTGGTTTAGTGAATGTTCAAAAAGTTGAGCAACCTAAAATAGAACCAAAACCAGTGTCCGTAATTAAAGTTGCACCCAAGCCTTACAGGGTAGATGGTAAATTTAGTTACTTTACAGAAGACTTGTTGTGTGTCGCTGATGACAAACCCATTGTTTTGTTTACTGACTCTATGCTTACTTTGGATGACCGTGGTTTAGCTCTAGACAATGCACTTAGTGGTGTGCTTAGTGCTGCTATTAAGGATTGTGTTGACATAAATAAAGCTATACCTTCTGGTAATCTTATTAAGTTTGATATAGGTTCTGTTGTTGTCTACATGTGTGTTGTGCCATCCGAAAAGGACAAACATTTAGATAATAATGTTCAACGATGCACACGTAAGTTGAATAGACTTATGTGTGATATAGTTTGTACTATACCAGCTGACTACATCTTGCCATTGGTGTTGTCTAGTTTGACTTGTAATGTTTCTTTTGTAGGTGAACTTAAAGCTGCTGAAGCTAAAGTTATAACTATAAAGGTGACAGAGGATGGTGTTAATGTTCATGATGTGACCGTGACAACAGACAAGTCATTTGAACAACAAGTTGGTGTTATTGCTGATAAGGACAAAGATCTTTCTGGTGCAGTACCAAGTGATCTTAACACATCTGAATTGCTTACTAAAGCAATAGATGTTGATTGGGTCGAATTTTATGGCTTTAAAGATGCTGTTACTTTTGCAACAGTTGATCATAGTGCTTTTGCCTATGAAAGTGCTGTTGTTAATGGTATTAGAGTGTTAAAAACTAGTGATAATAATTGTTGGGTGAATGCTGTTTGTATTGCACTACAGTATTCGAAACCCCATTTTATTTCACAAGGTCTTGATGCTGCGTGGAATAAATTTGTTTTAGGCGATGTTGAAATTTTTGTTGCATTTGTTTACTATGTTGCAAGACTAATGAAAGGTGACAAGGGTGATGCTGAAGACACTTTGACTAAGTTGTCTAAGTATCTTGCTAATGAAGCTCAAGTTCAATTAGAACATTATAGTTCTTGTGTTGAATGTGATGCTAAATTTAAAAACTCTGTTGCATCTATCAATTCTGCTATAGTTTGTGCTAGTGTCAAACGTGATGGTGTGCAAGTTGGTTATTGTGTCCATGGTATTAAGTACTATTCACGTGTTAGAAGTGTTAGAGGTAGAGCTATTATAGTCAGTGTCGAACAGCTTGAACCGTGTGCTCAGTCTAGACTTTTGAGTGGTGTTGCTTATACTGCTTTTTCTGGACCTGTTGACAAAGGTCATTATACTGTTTATGATACTGCAAAGAAATCAATGTATGATGGTGATCGTTTTGTTAAACATGATCTTTCTCTGCTGTCTGTCACATCAGTTGTTATGGTTGGTGGTTATGTTGCACCTGTTAATACAGTGAAACCTAAACCAGTCATTAATCAACTTGATGAAAAGGCACAGAAGTTCTTTGATTTTGGTGATTTTTTGATTCATAATTTTGTTATTTTTTTCACATGGTTATTGAGTATGTTTACTTTGTGTAAAACTGCAGTAACTACAGGTGATGTTAAAATAATGGCCAAAGCACCACAAAGGACGGGTGTTGTTTTAAAACGTAGTCTTAAATATAACTTAAAAGCGTCAGCAGCTGTTCTTAAATCTAAGTGGTGGCTGCTTGCTAAGTTTACGAAACTACTGTTACTCATATATACATTGTACTCAGTAGTTTTGCTTTGTGTACGTTTTGGACCGTTTAATTTTTGTAGTGAGACTGTTAATGGTTATGCTAAGTCAAACTTTGTCAAGGATGATTACTGTGATGGTTCATTGGGCTGCAAGATGTGTCTTTTTGGTTACCAAGAGTTAAGTCAATTTAGCCATTTGGATGTTGTGTGGAAGCATATAACAGACCCTTTGTTTAGTAATATGCAACCTTTCATTGTCATGGTTTTGCTGCTTATATTTGGTGACAATTATTTGAGATGCTTCTTGCTGTATTTTGTTGCTCAGATGATAAGCACAGTTGGTGTTTTTCTAGGTTACAAGGAAACAAATTGGTTCTTGCACTTTATTCCATTTGATGTTATTTGTGATGAACTGCTTGTCACTGTTATTGTTATTAAGGTTATTTCTTTTGTCAGACATGTGCTTTTTGGTTGTGAAAACCCAGATTGTATTGCGTGTTCTAAGAGTGCTAGACTTAAGAGATTCCCTGTTAACACAATTGTCAATGGTGTGCAACGTTCATTTTATGTTAATGCAAATGGTGGTAGTAAGTTTTGTAAGAAACATAGATTTTTCTGTGTTGATTGTGACTCTTATGGTTATGGCAGCACGTTTATAACACCCGAAGTTTCTAGAGAACTTGGTAACATTACCAAAACAAATGTGCAACCAACAGGGCCGGCCTATGTCATGATTGACAAAGTGGAGTTTGAAAATGGTTTTTACAGATTGTATTCCTGTGAAACATTTTGGCGTTACAACTTTGATATAACTGAAAGCAAGTATTCTTGCAAAGAGGTTTTTAAAAATTGTAATGTTTTGGATGATTTCATCGTGTTTAACAATAATGGGACCAATGTAACGCAGGTTAAAAATGCTAGTGTTTACTTTTCACAGTTGTTGTGTAGGCCCATTAAATTAGTTGACAGTGAACTTTTGTCCACTTTGTCAGTTGATTTTAATGGTGTCTTACACAAGGCATACATTGATGTACTACGTAATAGCTTTGGTAAAGATCTTAATGCTAATATGTCTTTAGCCGAGTGCAAGAGAGCTTTAGGCCTGTCTATTAGTGATCATGAATTTACTAGTGCTATTTCTAATGCACATCGTTGTGACGTGTTGTTATCTGATTTGTCATTTAACAACTTTGTCAGTTCGTATGCTAAACCTGAGGAAAAATTATCAGCTTATGACTTGGCGTGTTGTATGCGTGCAGGTGCTAAGGTTGTTAATGCCAATGTTCTGACAAAGGACCAAACTCCTATTGTTTGGCATGCAAAGGATTTTAACAGTCTTTCTGCTGAAGGTCGCAAGTATATTGTAAAAACTAGCAAAGCTAAGGGTTTGACTTTCTTGTTGACAATTAATGAAAACCAAGCTGTCACGCAAATACCTGCAACTAGCATTGTTGCTAAGCAAGGTGCTGGTGATGCTGGCCATTCATTAACATGGCTGTGGCTACTGTGTGGTCTTGTGTGTTTGATTCAATTCTACTTGTGCTTTTTCATGCCCTATTTTATGTACGATATCGTGAGTAGTTTTGAGGGTTATGATTTTAAGTATATAGAAAATGGTCAGTTGAAGAATTTTGAAGCGCCACTTAAATGCGTCAGAAACGTTTTTGAAAACTTTGAGGACTGGCATTATGCTAAGTTTGGCTTCACACCTTTAAACAAGCAAAGCTGTCCTATTGTAGTTGGAGTTTCTGAAATTGTTAATACTGTCGCTGGCATTCCATCTAATGTGTATCTTGTTGGTAAAACTTTAATTTTTACACTACAAGCTGCTTTTGGTAATGCTGGTGTTTGTTATGACATTTTTGGAGTCACAACACCTGAAAAGTGCATTTTTACTTCTGCTTGTACTAGATTAGAAGGTTTGGGTGGTAACAATGTTTATTGTTATAACACAGCGCTTATGGAAGGTTCTTTGCCTTACAGTTCAATACAAGCTAATGCATATTATAAATATGACAATGGCAATTTTATTAAGTTGCCAGAAGTTATTGCACAAGGCTTTGGTTTTAGAACAGTGCGTACTATTGCCACCAAATACTGCCGCGTAGGTGAATGTGTTGAATCCAATGCAGGTGTGTGTTTTGGCTTTGACAAGTGGTTTGTTAACGATGGACGTGTTGCCAATGGTTACGTTTGTGGTACTGGTTTGTGGAACCTTGTATTTAACATACTTTCCATGTTTTCATCTTCATTCTCTGTTGCTGCAATGTCAGGTCAAATTTTACTTAATTGTGCATTAGGTGCTTTTGCTATTTTTTGTTGTTTTCTTGTGACAAAGTTTAGACGCATGTTTGGTGACCTTTCTGTAGGTGTTTGCACTGTTGTTGTGGCTGTTTTGCTTAACAATGTCTCTTACATTGTAACTCAGAATTTAGTAACAATGATTGCTTATGCCATATTGTATTTCTTTGCTACTAGAAGCTTACGCTATGCATGGATTTGGTGTGCTGCATATTTAATTGCGTATATTTCTTTTGCTCCATGGTGGTTGTGTGCTTGGTACTTTCTTGCTATGTTGACAGGTTTGTTACCTAGTTTGCTGAAGCTTAAAGTTTCGACAAATCTTTTCGAAGGTGACAAATTTGTAGGTACATTTGAAAGTGCTGCTGCAGGAACATTTGTCATTGACATGCGTTCTTATGAGAAACTTGCTAATAGCATCTCTCCAGAAAAGTTGAAAAGTTATGCTGCTAGCTATAATAGATATAAGTACTATAGTGGTAATGCAAATGAAGCTGATTACCGTTGCGCTTGTTATGCCTATTTAGCAAAAGCAATGTTGGACTTTTCGCGTGATCATAATGACATCTTGTACACACCTCCGACTGTCAGTTATGGTTCTACATTACAGGCTGGTTTGCGCAAAATGGCACAACCATCTGGCTTTGTGGAGAAATGTGTTGTCCGTGTCTGCTATGGAAACACTGTGTTGAATGGGTTGTGGCTTGGTGATATTGTTTATTGCCCACGTCATGTTATCGCATCTAACACAACTTCTGCTATAGATTATGATCACGAATATAGTATTATGCGGTTGCATAATTTTTCTATAATATCTGGTACAGCATTTCTTGGTGTTGTAGGTGCTACTATGCATGGAGTAACTCTTAAAATTAAGGTTTCACAGACTAACATGCACACACCTAGACATTCTTTTAGAACACTAAAATCTGGTGAAGGTTTTAACATCTTAGCATGCTATGATGGTTGTGCTCAAGGTGTTTTTGGTGTGAACATGAGAACTAATTGGACTATCCGTGGTTCATTTATTAATGGTGCGTGTGGTTCCCCTGGCTACAATCTTAAAAATGGCGAGGTGGAATTTGTTTATATGCATCAAATTGAACTCGGAAGTGGTAGCCATGTAGGTTCTAGCTTTGATGGTGTTATGTATGGTGGTTTTGAAGACCAACCTAATCTTCAAGTTGAATCTGCAAACCAGATGTTAACAGTTAATGTGGTTGCATTTCTTTATGCTGCTATATTGAATGGTTGCACATGGTGGCTTAAAGGTGAAAAATTGTTTGTGGAGCATTATAATGAGTGGGCACAGGCTAATGGTTTCACAGCTATGAATGGTGAAGACGCTTTTTCCATTCTTGCTGCTAAAACTGGTGTCTGTGTGGAAAGATTACTTCATGCTATTCAAGTTTTGAATAATGGCTTTGGTGGTAAACAAATTTTGGGTTATTCTAGTCTCAATGATGAGTTCAGTATTAATGAAGTTGTCAAACAAATGTTTGGTGTTAACCTGCAAAGTGGTAAAACCACTAGTATGTTTAAATCCATAAGCTTATTTGCTGGCTTCTTTGTCATGTTCTGGGCTGAATTATTTGTTTATACCACCACTATTTGGGTTAACCCTGGTTTTCTTACTCCGTTTATGATTTTGCTTGTTGCTTTGTCACTCTGTCTTACATTTGTTGTTAAACATAAGGTTTTGTTTTTGCAAGTGTTTTTGTTGCCTTCAATTATTGTGGCTGCTATTCAAAACTGTGCTTGGGACTACCATGTTACAAAGGTGTTGGCAGAGAAGTTTGATTATAATGTTTCTGTTATGCAAATGGACATCCAGGGTTTTGTTAACATTTTTATTTGTCTTTTTGTTGCACTGTTGCATACTTGGCGCTTTGCTAAAGAGCGTTGTACACATTGGTGCACTTATTTGTTCTCACTCATTGCTGTTTTATACACTGCATTGTATAGTTATGACTACGTTAGTTTGCTGGTTATGCTACTTTGTGCAATTTCTAATGAATGGTATATTGGTGCTATTATTTTTAGAATTTGTCGTTTTGGTGTTGCATTTTTACCAGTGGAATACGTGTCTTACTTTGATGGTGTTAAAACTGTGCTGTTGTTTTACATGTTGTTAGGCTTTGTTAGCTGTATGTACTATGGTTTGTTGTACTGGATTAACAGGTTCTGTAAGTGCACATTAGGTGTTTATGATTTCTGTGTTAGTCCAGCCGAATTTAAGTATATGGTTGCTAATGGTTTGAATGCACCAAATGGCCCTTTTGATGCGCTCTTTCTGTCTTTTAAACTAATGGGTATTGGCGGTCCTAGAACCATTAAAGTTTCTACTGTACAGTCTAAATTGACTGATCTTAAGTGCACAAACGTCGTTCTAATGGGCATTTTGTCTAACATGAACATAGCTTCTAATTCAAAGGAGTGGGCATATTGTGTTGAAATGCACAATAAAATAAACTTGTGTGACGACCCTGAAACTGCTCAAGAGTTATTGCTGGCGTTGTTGGCCTTTTTCTTGTCTAAGCATAGTGATTTTGGTCTTGGTGATCTTGTCGATTCTTATTTTGAGAACGACTCCATTTTGCAAAGTGTTGCATCTTCTTTTGTTGGTATGCCATCTTTTGTTGCATATGAAACAGCAAGACAAGAGTATGAAAATGCTGTTGCAAATGGTTCCTCACCACAAATAATCAAACAATTGAAGAAGGCTATGAATGTTGCAAAAGCTGAGTTTGACAGGGAATCATCTGTTCAAAAGAAAATTAACAGAATGGCTGAACAAGCTGCTGCAGCTATGTACAAAGAAGCACGTGCTGTTAATAGAAAATCAAAAGTTGTTAGTGCCATGCATAGTTTACTCTTTGGCATGCTCCGACGTTTGGACATGTCTAGTGTTGACACTATCCTTAATATGGCACGTAATGGTGTTGTCCCTCTTTCCGTTATCCCTGCTACTTCTGCAGCCAGGCTCGTCGTCGTAGTACCAGATCATGATTCATTTGTGAAAATGATGGTAGATGGTTTTGTGCACTACGCTGGTGTTGTTTGGACATTACAGGAAGTTAAGGATAATGATGGTAAGAATGTGCATCTTAAAGATGTTACAAAGGAAAACCAGGAAATACTTGTTTGGCCTCTGATTTTGACTTGTGAACGTGTCGTTAAATTGCAGAACAATGAAATAATGCCGGGCAAGATGAAGGTCAAGGCCACCAAAGGTGAAGGTGATGGAGGCATTACTAGTGAAGGTAATGCTCTATACAACAATGAAGGTGGACGTGCATTCATGTATGCATATGTGACTACGAAGCCTGGCATGAAGTATGTTAAATGGGAACATGACTCTGGTGTGGTTACAGTTGAATTGGAACCACCTTGCAGATTTGTTATAGACACACCTACTGGACCCCAAATTAAGTATCTTTATTTTGTTAAGAATCTTAACAATTTAAGGAGAGGTGCTGTTTTGGGTTACATTGGTGCCACTGTGAGATTGCAAGCTGGCAAACAGACTGAGTTTGTTTCAAACTCCCATTTATTAACACATTGTTCTTTTGCTGTTGACCCAGCTGCAGCCTATCTTGATGCTGTTAAACAAGGCGCAAAACCTGTTGGCAATTGTGTAAAGATGTTGACTAATGGTTCTGGTAGCGGTCAGGCTATTACTTGTACCATTGATTCCAACACTACGCAGGACACATATGGTGGCGCGTCTGTTTGTATTTATTGCAGAGCACATGTTGCACATCCAACCATGGACGGTTTTTGTCAGTACAAAGGCAAGTGGGTACAAGTGCCTATAGGTACAAATGACCCTATAAGATTTTGTCTTGAAAATACTGTTTGTAAAGTTTGTGGTTGTTGGCTTAATCATGGCTGTACATGTGACCGGACTGCTATCCAAAGTTTTGATAACAGTTATTTAAACGAGTCCGGGGCTCTAGTGCCGCTCGACTAGAGCCCTGTAATGGTACAGACATAGATTACTGTGTCCGTGCATTTGACGTTTACAATAAAGATGCGTCTTTTATCGGAAAAAATCTGAAGTCCAATTGTGTGCGCTTCAAGAATGTAGATAAGGATGACGCGTTCTATATTGTTAAACGTTGCATTAAGTCAGTTATGGACCACGAGCAGTCCATGTATAACTTACTTAAAGGCTGTAATGCTGTTGCTAAGCATGATTTCTTTACTTGGCATGAGGGCAGAACCATTTATGGTAATGTTAGTAGACAGGATCTTACTAAATACACCATGATGGATTTGTGCTTCGCTCTGCGTAACTTTGATGAAAAAGACTGTGAAGTTTTTAAGGAGATATTGGTTCTTACTGGTTGTTGTAGTACTGATTACTTTGAAATGAAGAATTGGTTTGACCCCATAGAAAATGAGGACATACACCGTGTGTATGCTGCTTTAGGTAAGGTAGTTGCAAATGCAATGCTTAAGTGTGTTGCTTTTTGCGACGAAATGGTGCTCAAAGGAGTTGTTGGTGTTTTGACCTTAGACAACCAAGATCTTAATGGGAATTTCTATGACTTCGGTGACTTTGTATTGTGTCCTCCTGGAATGGGAATACCCTACTGCACGTCATACTATTCTTATATGATGCCTGTTATGGGTATGACTAATTGTTTAGCTAGTGAGTGCTTTATGAAAAGTGACATCTTTGGTCAAGACTTCAAAACTTTTGATTTGTTGAAATATGATTTCACAGAACATAAGGAGGTTTTGTTTAACAAGTACTTTAAGTATTGGGGACAGGATTATCATCCTGATTGTGTTGATTGCCATGACGAGATGTGTATTTTGCATTGTTCAAATTTTAACACACTCTTCGCAACCACAATTCCAAACACGGCTTTTGGACCTCTATGCAGAAAAGTGTTTATTGATGGTGTACCCGTAGTTGCTACTGCTGGTTACCACTTTAAACAATTAGGACTTGTGTGGAACAAAGATGTTAACACTCATTCTACCAGACTTACTATTACTGAACTCTTACAGTTTGTGACAGATCCAACGCTTATAGTTGCGTCATCGCCTGCCTTGGTGGATAAACGCACTGTTTGTTTTTCTGTCGCTGCTTTGAGTACAGGATTAACATCCCAAACAGTAAAACCTGGCCATTTTAATAAGGAGTTTTATGACTTCTTACGTTCTCAGGGGTTTTTCGATGAGGGTTCAGAATTAACATTGAAGCATTTCTTTTTTACACAAAAGGGTGATGCTGCAATTAAAGATTTTGATTATTATCGTTACAACAGACCTACTATGCTGGATATTGGACAAGCTCGCGTAGCATATCAAGTGGCAGCTCGCTATTTTGACTGTTACGAGGGTGGCTGTATTACATCTAGAGAGGTTGTTGTTACAAACCTTAATAAAAGCGCTGGTTGGCCCCTTAATAAGTTTGGTAAAGCTGGTTTATATTATGAGTCTATTAGTTATGAGGAACAAGATGCTATTTTTTCATTAACAAAGCGTAATATTCTCCCTACTATGACTCAGTTAAATCTTAAATACGCCATATCTGGTAAGGAACGCGCACGTACAGTGGGTGGCGTCTCTTTATTAGCTACTATGACTACAAGACAGTTTCATCAGAAATGTCTGAAATCCATAGTAGCTACCAGAAATGCCACCGTTGTTATCGGCACTACCAAGTTTTATGGCGGGTGGGATAATATGTTAAAGAACCTGATGGCCGATGTTGATGATCCTAAATTGATGGGATGGGACTATCCTAAGTGTGATAGAGCTATGCCCTCAATGATTCGTATGTTGTCGGCTATGATCTTAGGTTCTAAGCATGTCACATGTTGTACGGCTAGTGATAAATTTTATAGACTTAGTAATGAGCTTGCTCAAGTTTTGACCGAGGTTGTTTATTCAAATGGTGGGTTTTATTTTAAACCTGGTGGTACAACTTCTGGTGATGCAACTACAGCCTACGCCAATTCTGTCTTTAATATATTTCAGGCTGTAAGTTCTAACATTAATTGCGTTTTGAGCGTTAACTCGTCAAATTGCAATAATTTTAATGTTAAGAAGTTACAGAGACAACTTTATGATAATTGCTATAGAAATAGTAATGTTGATGAATCTTTTGTGGATGACTTTTATGGTTATTTGCAAAAGCATTTTTCTATGATGATTCTTTCTGATGATAGTGTTGTGTGCTATAATAAAACTTATGCTGGACTTGGTTACATTGCTGATATTAGTGCTTTTAAAGCCACTTTGTATTATCAGAATGGTGTGTTTATGAGTACAGCTAAGTGTTGGACTGAGGAAGATCTTTCTATAGGACCTCATGAATTTTGCTCACAGCACACTATGCAGATTGTAGATGAAAATGGTAAGTATTATCTACCATATCCAGATCCTAGCCGTATTATTTCTGCTGGTGTTTTTGTGGATGACATCACTAAGACTGATGCTGTCATTCTTTTGGAACGCTATGTTTCTCTGGCTATAGATGCCTACCCATTGTCTAAGCATCCTAAACCTGAGTACAGGAAGGTGTTTTACGCATTGTTAGACTGGGTCAAACATCTCAACAAGACTCTTAACGAAGGTGTTTTGGAGTCTTTTTCTGTTACACTTTTAGATGAACATGAGTCTAAGTTTTGGGATGAAAGCTTTTATGCTAGTATGTATGAGAAGTCTACAGTATTACAAGCTGCTGGTCTTTGTGTAGTATGTGGTTCTCAAACAGTTCTAAGATGCGGTGATTGTTTACGCAGACCGATGTTGTGCACTAAGTGCGCCTATGATCATGTGTTTGGCACTGATCATAAGTTCATTTTAGCTATTACACCATATGTGTGTAACACATCTGGCTGCAATGTAAATGACGTTACAAAACTGTATCTTGGAGGTTTGAATTATTACTGTGTAGACCACAAACCACATCTTTCATTCCCACTGTGTTCAGCTGGTAATGTCTTTGGTTTGTACAAAAGTTCTGCTTTGGGTTCCATGGACATTGATGTCTTTAACAAACTTTCTACCTCTGATTGGTCTGACATTCGCGACTACAAGCTTGCTAATGATGCAAAAGAGTCACTAAGGTTGTTTGCAGCTGAAACGGTCAAGGCTAAAGAGGAAAGTGTTAAGTCATCATACGCTTATGCTACCCTAAAGGAGATTGTAGGTCCTAAGGAACTTTTGCTCTTATGGGAAAGTGGAAAAGCCAAACCACCGTTAAACCGTAATTCTGTTTTTACATGCTTCCAAATTACAAAAGACTCCAAGTTTCAAGTTGGTGAGTTTGTGTTTGAGAAAGTAGATTACGGTTCTGATACGGTTACTTACAAATCCACTGCTACTACTAAGTTAGTACCAGGTATGTTGTTTATTTTGACTTCTCATAATGTTGCTCCACTTAGAGCGCCAACAATGGCAAACCAGGAGAAATATTCTACCATTTACAAGTTGCACCCATCATTTAATGTTAGTGATGCTTATGCAAATCTTGTACCTTATTACCAACTTATTGGCAAACAGCGTATAACCACAATACAGGGTCCTCCTGGTAGTGGAAAATCGCATTGTTCTATTGGTATTGGTGTGTATTACCCTGGAGCGAGGATCGTGTTCACCGCTTGTTCTCACGCTGCTGTTGATTCGCTCTGTGCAAAAGCTGTCACAGCCTATAGTGTTGATAAGTGTACACGTATTATTCCTGCACGTGCCAGAGTTGAGTGTTATAGTGGTTTTAAACCTAACAATAATAGTGCACAATACGTGTTTAGTACTGTTAATGCGTTACCTGAAGTTAATGCAGACATTGTTGTCGTGGATGAGGTGTCTATGTGCACTAACTATGACTTGTCTGTGATTAACCAGCGTATATCATATAAACACATTGTATATGTTGGTGATCCTCAACAGCTTCCAGCTCCTAGAGTTCTTATCTCTAAAGGTGTTATGGAACCAATTGACTATAATGTTGTGACACAACGTATGTGTGCTATAGGACCCGATGTCTTTTTACACAAGTGTTACAGATGTCCTGCTGAAATAGTTAACACTGTTTCAGAGCTTGTTTATGAAAACAAGTTTGTACCTGTCAAAGAAGCTAGTAAGCAGTGCTTCAAAATCTTTGAACGCGGTAGTGTTCAGGTAGACAATGGCTCCAGTATAAATAGGCGTCAACTTGATGTTGTTAAGCGATTTATACATAAAAACTCCACATGGAGCAAGGCTGTGTTTATCTCACCTTACAATAGTCAAAATTATGTAGCTGCCAGGCTTTTAGGCTTACAAACTCAGACAGTGGATTCTGCTCAAGGTAGTGAATATGACTATGTTATATTCGCACAGACATCAGATACTGCTCATGCCTGTAATGCCAATCGTTTTAACGTTGCCATTACTAGAGCAAAGAAAGGTATTTTCTGTATTATGTCTGACAGAACTTTGTTTGATGCACTTAAGTTCTTTGAAATCACTATGACAGATTTACAGTCTGAAAGTAGTTGTGGTTTGTTTAAGGATTGTGCACGTAACCCTATTGATTTACCACCAAGTCATGCCACTACTTATTTGTCATTGTCTGATAGATTTAAGACTAGTGGTGACTTGGCTGTTCAAATAGGTAACAACAATGTTTGTACCTATGAACATGTGATTTCATATATGGGTTTCAGGTTTGATGTTAGCATGCCTGGTAGTCATAGTTTGTTCTGTACTAGAGACTTTGCCATGCGTCATGTCAGAGGTTGGTTAGGAATGGATGTGGAAGGTGCACATGTCACAGGTGACAATGTTGGCACTAATGTACCTCTACAAGTTGGTTTTTCCAATGGTGTTGATTTTGTAGCTCAACCTGAAGGTTGTGTTCTAACAAACACTGGCAGTGTTGTAAAACCTGTTCGTGCTCGTGCACCACCTGGAGAACAATTCACTCACATTGTACCTCTGTTACGCAAGGGACAACCTTGGAGTGTGTTGAGAAAACGTATTGTTCAAATGATAGCAGATTTTCTTGCTGGCTCATCTGATGTACTGGTGTTTGTACTTTGGGCTGGCGGTTTAGAGTTGACCACTATGCGTTATTTTGTTAAGATTGGAGCTGTTAAACATTGCCAATGTGGTACTGTTGCAACATGCTACAATTCTGTTAGTAATGACTATTGTTGCTTTAAACATGCATTGGGCTGTGACTATGTTTATAATCCATATGTCATAGATATTCAACAATGGGGTTATGTTGGTTCACTCTCCACTAATCACCATGCAATTTGTAATGTTCATAGAAATGAGCATGTTGCTTCTGGTGATGCTATTATGACTAGATGTTTGGCTGTGTATGACTGCTTTGTTAAGAATGTGGATTGGTCAATTACCTACCCTATGATAGCTAATGAAAATGCCATAAACAAGGGCGGTCGCACTGTGCAGAGTCATATTATGCGTGCTGCTATTAAATTGTACAACCCTAAAGCAATCCATGACATTGGTAATCCTAAGGGTATTCGTTGTGCTGTAACTGATGCCAAGTGGTATTGTTATGACAAGAACCCTATTAATTCTAATGTGAAAACATTGGAGTATGATTACATGACACATGGCCAAATGGATGGCTTGTGTTTGTTTTGGAATTGTAATGTGGATATGTACCCTGAATTCTCAATTGTTTGCAGGTTTGACACACGTACACGATCTACATTGAACCTTGAAGGTGTAAATGGTGGGTCATTGTATGTCAATAATCATGCATTTCACACTCCTGCTTATGATAAACGTGCTATGGCTAAATTGAAACCAGCACCGTTTTTCTACTATGACGACGGTTCATGTGAGGTTGTTCACGATCAAGTTAACTATGTTCCTTTGAGAGCCACTAATTGCATTACCAAGTGTAATATTGGTGGTGCTGTATGTTCTAAGCACGCTAATCTCTATAGAGCATATGTTGAGTCATATAACATTTTTACTCAAGCTGGTTTTAATATTTGGGTTCCTACCACGTTTGATTGTTATAATTTGTGGCAGACATTCACAGAGGTCAATTTACAAGGTTTAGAGAACATTGCTTTTAACGTTGTTAATAAAGGTTCATTTGTTGGTGCTGATGGTGAATTACCAGTAGCCATTAGTGGTGATAAAGTGTTCGTACGTGATGGTAACACTGATAATTTAGTCTTTGTTAACAAAACATCACTGCCTACAAACATAGCATTTGAACTTTTTGCTAAGAGGAAGGTTGGTTTAACACCACCTCTCAGTATTCTCAAAAACCTTGGTGTTGTCGCCACATATAAGTTTGTCTTGTGGGATTATGAAGCTGAGCGTCCCTTGACAAGCTTTACTAAGTCTGTTTGTGGTTATACAGACTTTGCAGAGGATGTTTGTACTTGTTACGATAATAGTATACAAGGTTCATACGAACGTTTTACTCTGTCAACTAATGCTGTGTTATTCTCTGCTACTGCTGTGAAAACAGGTGGTAAGAGTTTGCCGGCTATTAAATTGAATTTTGGAATGCTTAATGGTAATGCAATTGCTACTGTCAAATCAGAAGATGGTAACATAAAAAATATTAACTGGTTTGTTTACGTACGCAAAGATGGCAAACCTGTTGATCATTATGATGGTTTTTATACCCAAGGTCGTAATTTACAAGACTTTTTGCCTCGCAGCACAATGGAAGAAGACTTTTTGAACATGGATATAGGCGTGTTTATTCAAAAGTATGGTCTAGAGGATTTCAACTTCGAGCACGTTGTGTATGGTGATGTTTCAAAAACTACTCTAGGCGGTTTACACTTGTTGATTTCACAAGTACGTCTGAGTAAAATGGGCATCTTAAAGGCAGAGGAGTTTGTGGCAGCATCTGACATAACACTCAAATGTTGTACTGTGACTTATCTTAATGATCCTAGTTCTAAGACTGTTTGTACTTACATGGATTTGTTGTTGGATGATTTTGTTTCTGTATTGAAGTCTTTGGATTTGACTGTTGTATCCAAGGTTCATGAGGTCATAATTGACAACAAACCATGGAGATGGATGCTATGGTGTAAAGATAATGCCGTTGCTACATTCTATCCTCAGTTGCAGAGTGCAGAATGGAAATGCGGGTATTCTATGCCTGGTATTTATAAGACACAACGTATGTGCTTAGAACCATGTAATTTGTATAATTATGGTGCAGGTTTGAAGTTGCCCAGTGGCATTATGTTCAATGTTGTTAAATACACTCAATTGTGTCAATATTTTAACAGTACCACGTTATGTGTTCCTCATAATATGAGAGTGTTACACTTGGGTGCTGGCTCTGATTATGGTGTTGCACCAGGAACTGCTGTTCTTAAAAGGTGGTTGCCGCACGACGCAATTGTTGTTGACAACGATGTTGTTGACTATGTGAGTGACGCTGATTTTAGTGTTACTGGTGATTGTGCAACCGTTTATTTGGAAGACAAGTTTGACTTGTTAATCTCTGATATGTACGATGGTAGGACAAAGGCAATTGATGGTGAAAATGTTTCGAAAGAAGGATTTTTCACTTACATCAATGGTTTCATTTGTGAAAAACTTGCCATCGGAGGTTCGATTGCTATTAAAGTAACAGAGTATAGCTGGAATAAGAAATTGTATGAACTTGTACAAAGATTTTCTTTTTGGACTATGTTTTGCACTTCTGTTAATACGTCATCATCAGAAGCCTTTGTTGTCGGAATTAACTATCTTGGTGATTTCGCACAAGGACCTTTTATAGATGGTAACATAATACACGCAAATTATGTATTTTGGCGTAACTCCACTGTTATGAGTTTGTCCTACAACTCTGTTTTAGACCTGAGTAAATTTAATTGCAAACACAAAGCGACTGTTGTTGTGCAATTAAAGGATAGTGATATTAATGAAATGGTGCTTAGTCTTGTTAGGAGTGGTAAGTTGCTTGTAAGGGGTAATGGCAAGTGTTTGAGTTTTAGTAATCATTTAGTCTCAACTAAATAAAATGTTTGTTTTGCTTGTTGCATATGCCTTGTTGCATATTGCTGGTTGTCAAACTACAAATGGGCTGAACACTAGTTACTCTGTTTGCAACGGCTGTGTTGGTTATTCAGAAAATGTATTTGCTGTTGAGAGTGGTGGTTATATACCCTCCGACTTTGCATTCAATAATTGGTTCCTTCTAACTAATACCTCATCTGTTGTAGATGGTGTTGTGAGGAGTTTTCAGCCTTTGTTGCTTAATTGCTTATGGTCTGTTTCTGGCTTGCGGTTTACTACTGGTTTTGTCTATTTTAATGGTACTGGGAGAGGTGATTGTAAAGGTTTTTCCTCAGATGTTTTGTCTGATGTCATACGTTACAACCTCAATTTTGAAGAAAACCTTAGACGTGGAACCATTTTGTTTAAAACATCTTATGGTGTTGTTGTGTTTTATTGTACCAACAACACTTTAGTTTCAGGTGATGCTCACATACCATTTGGTACAGTTTTGGGCAATTTTTATTGCTTTGTAAATACTACTATTGGCAATGAAACTACGTCTGCTTTTGTGGGTGCACTACCTAAGACAGTTCGTGAGTTTGTTATTTCACGCACAGGACATTTTTATATTAATGGCTATCGCTATTTCACTTTAGGTAATGTAGAAGCCGTTAATTTCAATGTCACTACTGCAGAAACCACTGATTTTTGTACTGTTGCGTTAGCTTCTTATGCTGACGTTTTGGTTAATGTGTCACAAACCTCTATTGCTAATATAATTTATTGCAACTCTGTTATTAACAGACTGAGATGTGACCAGTTGTCCTTTGATGTACCAGATGGTTTTTATTCTACAAGCCCTATTCAATCCGTTGAGCTACCTGTGTCTATTGTGTCGCTACCTGTTTATCATAAACATACGTTTATTGTGTTGTACGTTGACTTCAAACCTCAGAGTGGCGGTGGCAAGTGCTTTAACTGTTATCCTGCTGGTGTTAATATTACACTGGCCAATTTTAATGAAACTAAAGGGCCTTTGTGTGTTGACACATCACACTTCACTACCAAATACGTTGCTGTTTATGCCAATGTTGGTAGGTGGAGTGCTAGTATTAACACGGGAAATTGCCCTTTTTCTTTTGGCAAAGTTAATAACTTTGTTAAATTTGGCAGTGTATGTTTTTCGCTAAAGGATATACCCGGTGGTTGCGCAATGCCTATAGTGGCTAATTGGGCTTATAGTAAGTACTATACTATAGGCTCATTGTATGTTTCTTGGAGTGATGGTGATGGAATTACTGGCGTCCCACAACCTGTTGAGGGTGTTAGTTCCTTTATGAATGTTACATTGGACAAATGTACTAAATATAATATTTATGATGTATCTGGTGTGGGTGTTATTCGCGTTAGCAATGACACCTTTCTTAATGGAATTACGTACACATCAACTTCAGGTAACCTTCTGGGTTTTAAAGATGTTACTAAGGGCACCATCTACTCTATCACTCCTTGTAACCCACCAGATCAGCTTGTTGTTTATCAGCAAGCTGTTGTTGGTGCTATGTTGTCTGAAAATTTTACTAGTTACGGCTTTTCTAATGTTGTAGAACTGCCGAAATTTTTCTATGCGTCCAATGGCACTTATAATTGCACAGACGCTGTTTTAACTTATTCTAGTTTTGGCGTTTGTGCAGATGGTTCTATAATTGCTGTTCAACCACGTAATGTTTCATATGATAGTGTTTCAGCTATCGTCACAGCTAATTTGTCTATACCTTCCAATTGGACCACTTCGGTCCAGGTTGAGTATTTACAAATTACAAGTACACCTATCGTAGTTGATTGCTCCACTTATGTTTGCAATGGTAATGTGCGCTGTGTTGAATTGCTTAAGCAGTATACTTCTGCTTGTAAAACTATTGAAGACGCCTTAAGAAATAGCGCCAGGCTGGAGTCTGCAGATGTTAGTGAGATGCTCACTTTTGACAAGAAAGCGTTTACACTTGCTAATGTTAGTAGTTTTGGTGACTACAACCTTAGCAGCGTCATACCTAGCTTGCCCACAAGTGGTAGTAGAGTGGCTGGTCGCAGTGCCATAGAAGACATACTTTTTAGCAAACTTGTTACTTCTGGACTTGGCACTGTGGACGCAGACTACAAAAAGTGCACTAAGGGTCTTTCCATTGCTGACTTGGCTTGTGCTCAATATTATAATGGCATTATGGTTTTGCCTGGCGTCGCTGATGCTGAACGAATGGCCATGTATACAGGTTCTTTAATTGGTGGAATTGCTTTAGGAGGTCTAACATCAGCCGTTTCAATACCATTTTCATTAGCAATTCAGGCACGTTTAAATTATGTTGCATTGCAGACTGATGTTTTACAAGAAAATCAGAAAATTCTTGCTGCATCTTTTAACAAAGCAATGACCAACATAGTAGATGCCTTTACTGGTGTTAATGATGCTATTACACAAACTTCACAAGCCCTACAAACAGTTGCTACTGCACTTAACAAGATCCAGGATGTTGTTAATCAACAAGGCAACTCATTGAACCATTTAACTTCTCAGTTGAGGCAGAATTTTCAAGCTATCTCTAGCTCTATTCAGGCTATCTATGACAGACTTGACACTATTCAGGCTGATCAACAAGTAGATAGGCTGATTACTGGTAGATTGGCTGCTTTGAATGTATTCGTTTCTCATACATTGACTAAGTACACTGAAGTTCGTGCTTCCAGACAGCTTGCACAACAAAAAGTGAATGAGTGTGTCAAATCCCAGTCTAAGCGTTATGGCTTCTGTGGAAATGGCACTCACATTTTCTCAATTGTTAATGCTGCTCCTGAGGGGCTTGTTTTTCTCCACACTGTCTTGTTGCCGACACAATATAAGGATGTTGAAGCGTGGTCTGGGTTGTGCGTTGATGGTACAAACGGTTATGTGTTGCGACAACCTAATCTTGCTCTTTACAAAGAAGGCAATTATTATAGAATCACATCTCGCATAATGTTTGAACCACGTATTCCTACCATGGCAGATTTTGTTCAAATTGAAAATTGCAATGTCACATTTGTTAACATTTCTCGCTCTGAGTTGCAAACCATTGTGCCAGAGTATATTGATGTTAATAAGACGCTGCAAGAATTAAGTTACAAATTGCCAAATTACACTGTTCCAGACCTAGTTGTCGAACAGTACAACCAGACTATTTTGAATTTGACCAGTGAAATTAGCACCCTTGAAAATAAATCTGCGGAGCTTAATTACACTGTTCAAAAATTGCAAACTCTGATTGACAACATAAATAGCACATTAGTCGACTTAAAGTGGCTCAACCGGGTTGAGACTTACATCAAGTGGCCGTGGTGGGTGTGGTTGTGCATTTCAGTCGTGCTCATCTTTGTGGTGAGTATGTTGCTATTATGTTGTTGTTCTACTGGTTGCTGTGGCTTCTTTAGTTGTTTTGCATCTTCTATTAGAGGTTGTTGTGAATCAACTAAACTTCCTTATTACGACGTTGAAAAGATCCACATACAGTAATGGCTCTAGGTTTGTTCACATTGCAACTTGTGTCTGCTGTTAATCAATCGCTTAGCAATGCGAAAGTTAGTGCTGAAGTTTCACGACAGGTTATCCAAGACGTGAAAGATGGCACTGTTACCTTCAACTTGCTAGCGTATACACTAATGAGCCTCTTTGTTGTGTATTTTGCTTTATTTAAAGCAAGATCACACCGTGGCAGAGCTGCTCTTATAGTGTTTAAAATTCTAATCCTTTTCGTTTATGTGCCATTGCTGTATTGGTCTCAAGCATATATTTACGCAACTTTGATTGCTGTAATTTTGCTTGGAAGATTTTTCCATACAGCTTGGCACTGCTGGCTCTACAAGACATGGGATTTCATTGTCTTCAATGTAACCACACTTTGCTATGCAAGGTAAGTGTTGGTTTCTTGAAAATAAGGCTCTGAAACCATTCGTTTGTTTTTACGGAGGGGATCAATTCCTTTACATAGGCGACAGAATTGTTTCTTATTTCTCAACTAACGACTTGTACGTTGCTCTTAGAGGACGTATTGATAAAGACCTCAGCCTTTCTAGAAAGGTTGAGTTATATAACGGTGAATGTGTATACTTGTTTTGTGAACACCCAGCTGTTGGAATAGTCAACACAGATTTCAAATTAGAAATCCACTAAGATGTTCCTTAAGCTAGTGGATGATCATGCTTTGGTTGTTAATGTACTACTCTGGTGTGTGGTGCTTATAGTGATACTACTAGTGTGTATTACAATAATTAAACTAATTAAGCTTTGTTTCACTTGCCATATGTTTTGTAATAGAACAGTTTATGGCCCCATTAAAAATGTGTACCACATTTACCAATCATATATGCACATAGACCCTTTCCCTAAACGAGTTATTGATTTCTAAACTAAACGACAATGTCAAATGACAATTGTACGGGTGACATTGTCACCCATTTGAAGAATTGGAATTTTGGTTGGAATGTTATTCTAACCATATTCATTGTTATTCTTCAGTTTGGACACTATAAATACTCCAGATTGTTTTATGGTTTGAAGATGCTTGTACTGTGGCTTCTTTGGCCACTCGTACTTGCTTTGTCAATCTTTGACACCTGGGCTAATTGGGATTCTAATTGGGCCTTTGTTGCATTTAGCTTTTTTATGGCCGTATCAACACTCGTTATGTGGGTGATGTACTTCGCAAACAGTTTCAGACTTTTCCGACGTGCTCGAACTTTTTGGGCATGGAATCCTGAGGTTAATGCAATCACTGTCACAACCGTGTTGGGACAGACATACTATCAACCCATTCAACAAGCTCCAACAGGCATTACTGTGACCTTGCTGAGCGGCGTGCTTTACGTTGACGGACATAGATTGGCTTCAGGTGTTCAGGTTCATAACCTACCTGAATACATGACAGTTGCCGTGCCGAGCACTACTATAATTTATAGTAGAGTCGGAAGGTCCGTAAATTCACAAAATAGCACAGGCTGGGTTTTCTACGTACGAGTAAAACACGGTGATTTTTCTGCAGTGAGCTCTCCCATGAGCAACATGACAGAAAACGAAAGATTGCTTCATTTTTTCTAAACTGAACGAAAAGATGGCTACAGTCAAATGGGCTGATGCATCTGAACCACAACGTGGTCGTCAGGGTAGAATACCTTATTCTCTTTATAGCCCTTTGCTTGTTGATAGTGAACAACCTTGGAAGGTGATACCTCGTAATTTGGTACCCATCAACAAGAAAGACAAAAATAAGCTTATAGGCTATTGGAATGTTCAAAAACGTTTCAGAACTAGAAAGGGCAAACGGGTGGATTTGTCACCCAAGCTGCATTTTTATTATCTTGGCACAGGACCCCATAAAGATGCAAAATTTAGAGAGCGTGTTGAAGGTGTCGTCTGGGTTGCTGTTGATGGTGCTAAAACTGAACCTACAGGTTACGGTGTTAGGCGCAAGAATTCAGAACCAGAGATACCACACTTCAATCAAAAGCTCCCAAATGGTGTTACTGTTGTTGAAGAACCTGACTCCCGTGCTCCTTCCCGGTCTCAGTCGAGGTCGCAGAGTCGCGGTCGTGGTGAATCCAAACCTCAATCTCGGAATCCTTCAAGTGACAGAAACCATAACAGTCAGGATGACATCATGAAGGCAGTTGCTGCGGCTCTTAAATCTTTAGGTTTTGACAAGCCTCAGGAAAAAGATAAAAAGTCAGCGAAAACGGGTACTCCTAAGCCTTCTCGTAATCAGAGTCCTGCTTCTTCTCAAACTTCTGCCAAGAGTCTTGCTCGTTCTCAGAGTTCTGAAACAAAAGAACAAAAGCATGAAATGCAAAAGCCACGGTGGAAAAGACAGCCTAATGATGATGTGACATCTAATGTCACACAATGTTTTGGCCCCAGAGACCTTGACCACAACTTTGGAAGTGCAGGTGTTGTGGCCAATGGTGTTAAAGCTAAAGGCTATCCACAATTTGCTGAGCTTGTGCCGTCAACAGCTGCTATGCTGTTTGATAGTCACATTGTTTCCAAAGAGTCAGGCAACACTGTGGTCTTGACTTTCACTACTAGAGTGACTGTGCCCAAAGACCATCCACACTTGGGTAAGTTTCTTGAGGAGTTAAATGCATTCACTAGAGAAATGCAACAACATCCTCTTCTTAACCCTAGTGCACTAGAATTCAACCCATCTCAAACTTCACCTGCAACTGCTGAACCAGTGCGTGATGAAGTTTCTATTGAAACTGACATAATTGATGAAGTAAACTAAACATGCCACTGTGTTGTTTGAAATTCAGGCTTTAGTTGGAATTTTGCTTTTGTTCTTTCTTTTATTATCTTTCTTTTGCCTGTTTTTAGAGAGATTTGGCGCCTTGGTGCCGTAGATGAATACATTGCTTTTCTCTGATCTATGTATGATGGTACGATCAGAGCTGCTTTTAATTAACATGATCCCTTGCTTTGGCTTGACAAGGATCTAGTCTTATACACAATGGTAAGCCAGTGGTAGTAAAGGTATAAGAAATTTGCTACTATGTTACTGAACCTAGGTGAACGCTAGTATAACTCATTACAAATGTGCTGGAGTAATCAAAGATCGCATTGACGAGCCAACAATGGAAGAGCCAGTCATTTGTCTTGAGACCTATCTAGTTAGTAACTGCTAATGGAACGGTTTCGATATGGATACACAAAAAAAAAAAAAAAAAAAAAAAAAAAAAAAAAAAAAAAA